GTCCTGCGGTACCAGCGCCTCCTGATCCCGGAGTAACACTATCAGTGTCCCCGCCCCCTCCGCCTGACCCGCCAGCAGAACCGTTGGTATTTCGCAACCCCCCTTTACCTCCTCCTGTAGAAGTAATTGAGCTAAAAACAGAATCACTCCCGTTTGATCCAGCAGAACCTAAAGACCCTGAAGAACCACCGGCACCAACAGTGATGGTTAAAGCGGTTGCGGCAGATACTGATAAAGTTCCGGTTTTCAAACCACCAGCACCACCAGCACCACCTTGAGAACCATTTGCTGAAGCGCCTGCCCCAGCGCCAGCAACAACCAAATACTCCACAGCCGATGCTGCGGTCGTAGGAGGCGCAGTGAACGATGGGTTGTACGCTGCTGAAACAAAATTACCGGGATTTGCGCGAAGTCCCATACGTCACCTATTAGGTAATGGCCTCAAATGTCGCCGTAAAGGTCAAGGCAGATGCAGTGCCGGAATAAGCCGCTACAGACTGGTTCTCCGTGACGTACAGAGAGTTCGTCTTGTCCACAATCACCAGCGTCGCATTTGGCGGTACCGAAATCTGATATGCCGGGTAGGACACAACAGTTGCCGAACCGAACGTGGCGTTGTTGCCTAAAGCGATGGTTGCCGTCGCTGCACTTGAAGTCGTGTTCGCCGCAGTAATGGAAGTCACACGGTTAACTGTGCCCGCTGCAGGAGTCAGACCAGTCAGAGAAGTCGTGCCGTTGTACGTCCACGAAGTCGTGGCAGTAGCAGCAGACGAAGGGATAACGTAAGCGGTATTACCATAGATACTCGTTACGTTGACAATGTTTGGGTTTGCCATTTATTGCTCCTTAGAAGCCAAAGATCATCGCCATAGCGATTGCTTTACCTGTAGAAATACCACCACTTGATGCACCCCATGCAGGCACGCCTGCCGTTACTGTAAGAACCTGCCCGTTACTGCCAACGCCTAATTTACTTAGAGTATTGGTTGCTGACGCATACAAAATGTCGCCTGTGGTGTAGGTGCTTTGTGCTGTGCCCCCGTTCGTTGCCGGTAGAGTCCCAGTAACACCTGTGGAAAGAGGAAGCCCTGTTGCATTAGTCAGTGTTCCTGAACTTGGCGTCCCTAATGCCCCACCATTAACCACCACAGCACCGGCAGTACCTACATTAACTGCTAGAGCAGTAAGTACGCCTGTGCCTGCACCAGATAAGGTACTAACAGGGACGTTTTTCCATGCAATAGTTTGTACCGCGCCTAAATCATCTTTATAGTATAGCTTACCATCTGCAATATTGATAGCCAGCTCACCATTTGCTAGGTTACCTGCACTTGGCGCGGCAGATGCTGTCGTACTATTGTAAAGTTGAATTGGCGTGTAGTTAGTTTGTGCCATGATAAATCCTTAAAAAGTACCGCCAGAAATGCCAGACCAGCTTGGGGTTGATGTTCCTGCAGTTAATACATATCCCGGTGTACCATTTGCAATACTTGTCACTGCAACAGAACTAACGGTTGTTTTCAACTGCCCATTCGTATCGTAACTACCATCAGTTGTCCACGTATCGCCTACTTGTAACGTCACTTTGGCTATTATACGCAGAGTACCATTATTATCATAGTAAATAGTAACAGTAACTGCTGCAGTATCACGATTCTCAACAGTAATAGTGTTGATAACGCGACGAGTAGATGCTGCAGGCGCTGAGCATAAGGTTACCGATGATGTACCATTGAGAGCACCATCGTTGGCGCCTTCAGTAAAGGTTGTACCATTATTGTCAGCATACGCAACCGTAAAATCTGGGTTCGTGGTCGCTGCAGCACCTGACATCACCGCAGTGATTGTCTTAGTAGTTGCATCAAGAACTAATTTCATAAAAACCTCTTAGCAAATAAACCAAGCATACGCTTGAGCTTGTGTTGCAGAACCAGAACCACCTCCGGTTGAAGCTATCGTAATAGTACCATTGCCATTCGTAATAGTGATATTAGAACCTGCAGTCAATGTTGACTTAGATAAGCCTCCAGTTGCTGTATTCCCGATAAGCAATTGGCCATCAGTATAAGATGTCTGCCCGGTGCCACCATTATCGACATCCAGTGTGCCAGCCATAGTAATGGTGCCACTAGAAGTGATTGGCCCACCACTAAATGTTAAACCTGTTGTGCCACCAGACACATCAACTGAGGTAACTGTGCCTGTACCTGCTACGTCCCATAAGAATGCAGAACCGTCCCATTTAAGGAATCGATTGGCAACCGTAGGCGCTACAACAAATGATGTTGTACCAGCACCAGTTTGATAGGGTACTTGGTTGGCGGTACCGCCAGCTAAGTTAGTAGCAGTTGTTGCTGAGCCCACAGAGACAGTACTTGGCGCAACGTTTTGCCAATATGGGCCCGCAGAATAATACTGTAGTAAGTCAGTATTTTGAACATTAGTAATCTTGACGTTATGTAGCTCGTCAAGTTCCCAACCGTTATTAATGTTGAGAAAAATCTCACCACTGGAAGCGTTGGACTTAATAACCCAACCCATGAATACAGTATGCGCAGGCGCTGAAGGTCGCGTTGCGGTAAATGCGCCTGCAGTTTGAGACAAATATACGTCATCGCCAGGCGTAAACGCACTTGTATCTATGCCGCGAATAACACCAAATGTTGTAACAAAACCTTCAGCGCCATTAGCAATATTCTCAGTTGCTACGCCTAAAGTGGCTGCAGATAAAGGCTCAGAGTCAGCATCTGCAAGAACAATTGAAGGCCGTTGCCCTTGTGCCCCAGCAACTGCTACAATTTGTCCATTTGTTATAGTCGAGCCAGAGCCGTTGTATGCTAAAACAACGTTTTCTTGCCCAATCTGCAAATTAACGTTGCCACCTTTTAGACCTATGGCCAAAGTGCCGTCGCCACTATCGTAATAAAGGCGCCCAGCAGCTGATGTAACAGTTGCTCCAGTATCAAACTGGACGTAGTCAGGCGTACTAATTCCACCAGTAATACCTGACATTGACGTGATATCACTATTGGCGCCTGATGCTGCAGCACCTAGATTGGTTCTTGCATTAGGTGCTGTTGTTGCGCCTGTACCGCCATTAGTTACGGCTAATGTGCCACCTAGTGTCAAGGTACCGCTGGTAGTGATAGGGCCACCGGTAAATGTTAATCCCGTTGTACCACCTGATGCATCAACACTAGTAACAGTACCAAGTGGGTTGGCTGACCATTGGAAAGCACTACCTGACCATTCAAGATAAGTATTGGCTACTGTTGGGGCAACAATAAAGTTGGTTGTGCCTGCTGCAGTTTGATACGCAATGCGGTTAGCTGCACCATTGGCCAAGTTAGTTGCAGTACCTACAGCTAATGTTGATTGCGCCACATACTGAGGTGCCGAAGCACCAGCAATAAGCACATAATTGGTTGTGCCTAGCGGTAGCGTGGTGGTTGTGCTAGCAGCTGATTGATATACCAAAGAACCCGTAGCTCCACCTGCAACATTGGTTGCAGTCCCAGCAGTTGTTGCCGAGCCAACAGAGAGCGTGGATTGCGCTACATACTGAGGCGCAGACGCACCAGCAGTTAGCACATACCCAGATGCGCCTAAAGTCAACTTTGACAGCAGCGCACCAGATGCGTAATACAGCATATCACCAGCAGTGTAGCTGGTCAAGCCTGTACCACCATTAGTGGTTTTAAGTGTGCCTGCAAGAGTTATGGTGCCTGCTGTGGTGACGGGCCCACCTGAAGTGGTAAGGCCTGTAGTGCCACCTGAAACATCAATGCTGGTAACTGTACCTGTACCCGCAACAACTACCCATTGGTATTGAGTACCATCCCATTGCAAATACGTTAGTGGCGTTGTAGGCGCTGCTACAAAGCTTGTAGCGTTAGCACCCGTTTGATAAGCCAAACGATTGGCTCCACCGCCCGCCAAATTAGTTGCATAGGTGGAATTAGTTGAGTTTGTTGCAGTACCAACAGAAATGGTTGTAGGGTCAGTCCATTGTGGTGCTGTCCCACTGGAAGTCATAATATAAGTTGACGTACCAATGGCCAACTTAGATAATGCAGTGCTGCCAGATGCGTATAAAGTATCGCCTGTGGTGTAGCTAGATTGCCCAGTGCCGCCATTATCTGCATCAAGAGTACCACTTAAGGTCAATGTACCTGACGTAGTAATGGGGCCACCACTGAAAGACAGTCCTGTAGTACCACCAGATGCGTTAACTGAGGATACAGTGCCATCACCTGAGCCAACAGTTACCCAATTGGAGCCTTGATAGACTTCTAAACGTGAGGTTGTTGTATTAAGACGCAATAACCCTTCATCTGGTAGTGCGGGTCTATCCAGTGTTGTGCCTTTAGGCACCACCATGCCCTCAACGCCGGGTATAACTGGGTTGCTGGCTATGCTAAAAGTAGGATTGCCAGCCGTGCCTTGAGGATTGGCAATATCAATTTGGTTAGTTGTACCTGCAAGTTGTCGTACAGTGGCACCTGTACCTAGCAAAGTCAACTGGCCAAAGCCACTTAATCCCGCAATAGTTGCAGATAGGCCATCCAGTGCAATAGTTGGGTCGCCAGAAACACCAGAGCCATTGGCAATAGACAATCCTTGGCCTGAAACTTGAATGCTTCTAGAGGCCAAATTGCCACTGGACGTCTTGGCCAACATACCCGTGCCAACATTAATCAGACTTAGCAATTCTGCAGCTGGGCTAATCTGATATTGGCCAAGGGCGCCACCATCGGTGACTGTTAGACCGATACCAACGCCAATGTATCGACTATTGGGTAGCGTAGTCTGCAGACCAACTGTTAAGAAAGTTTGCGTTTGAGATGGGCTAGCAGCAATGGCCCCTGTCGTAGTTTGTACAGTGACGCCATTTTGGACAATAGGCACAGATTCTGCGCCAGTGATTGGCCCAGCATTTGGGAGTTGCGTGATCTGTATGTTGGCCATGTTAAGGACTCAAATTATCCAAGTTGCCGTTATTCTCAGGAGTATCAATATTCTGCTCCGGAGAAATTTCATAATTCTCATACGGTCCGGTAATCAATGCATCCGGATTCGTAGCAATGTCAGCATCAGGTCGCGGAAAACGTATCGCGATTTTCTCAGGCTGCCTTGCCGACAATCTATAAGGATCAAACTGATCTTTGCAACCTTGATTACATACTCTTAAGCCTGGAAAATTAGGATCCTGGCTTAAATCTACATACGCTCTCTTCATACGGCAACGATCGCATATCGCTATGCTAATAATACTATTGCCAGTGGTGTCAAGAGTGCGTGGCATTATCTAGTGTAAGGCGCAATATTAGGCGCAAAATAAATAGGCGACTTATCTCTTTCTTCTTGCTCAGCTTGCAACCAATACTTTTCAGCCTGTTGCTCGCAATAACCAATTCTTCCAGGATCAACGCCTGGCAACTCCATGGCCATTTGATGGGCCAGCATATTCTGTACAGCCAAATACCAGCGTTGCGGAATCTCAATTTCACCACTTAATGCGCCAACATCTTGAATATGACGATGGCACCACGCAACAATTTGCTTAAATGGGTTACTAGGCACAGGCCAAGTATACATTGAAGGCTGTGGAATGGTCCGGTCAAACCAAAATAGCAAAGGCTGGTCTGCTGTAAAGTTTTTATTGGGCAAATTGGTGTAATCATCACGGTTGAGACGTGCCATGGGAATCTCAGTAGGTGCAGTGCCCCACACAAGCTCTCTAACGGCTAACGTTGCGCCACCAGTTTCCTTGATACGCCACAAAACTGCATTTGCACTAGGCTCTAAATCATAATAAAGCCATGTACCATCAACCCAAGTGACCACACCAGGTGAATAGAGTGTAGTCCACGTAATATTATCGCTGCTATACTGTATTTCTATGTCAAAAGTGCCAGATGTACCCGGTAGAATGCCTACAGTAGCCATATAAACTGCATTTCCGGTGCCATTATTGATACCAATGTACCCATCAGGCGCAGTTTGTTGGCAAATTGTGTCTAAATCACCATCATAGGCAAGGCTCGCGTTGCCCGATGAGGCAAACATACCTGTCGTTAGCCGCGTAACTGTGCGATAATTGGCATTGAGAACATCAATTGTGCCCAAAGGCATATCATAAACATAATGATCTGGGTAAAGACCTATGACATTCTTTTGAATGCACCAATATTGAATGCCACGATTGGCCATATTGGACAATATGTAGAACAAACAGTCTTTTGCAGACAATACTTGCTCATTGGTAAGCTCTTCTGCAAGCTTACCTGCACGGCGAGCGCCGTGATCAATCAGCGATTGTACTGAAATGACTGTATTTCCAACTGTTCCACTAGTCGCCATGCATTACCACCCTGGGCAATTCCAACGTTTTAAGCTGGCAGCCTTACGAGTAAGGTTACCTTTTTCATCGCGCTTAGGACCAGGCATTCCAGACATGCGAGCGCAAAAAGATTTCTTGCGACCCTCATCAGCTTTTGTCTTTGGATTAGGCGCTGGTGCTTTTAAATTAGCACCCGTTGCGCGATTGTACTTCTCACGTCCTTTTTCTGTCAAACCTGCGCCACGGCTTGTAGGCAATTTCTCACCACGAGATACAGATAGGCGTGGCTCACCACCATCTTTCATCTTTTGCGCAGCTCGCTTCATAGAATACGCAATTGCAACAGCTTGCTTGACAGGCTTACCTGCCTTCACTTCTGTGCTGATGTTTTGCTTGAACGCCTTATCTGATTTGCTCTTGATGAGTGGCATACTTTACCCCATCGGATTGACGTAATGCTTTTGCATTTCAAGGACAATGGTGTAAGTATCACCAGCTCCGGTCTCATATGTGGTAAAAAGAATCTTACCATTCTTACCTGCGCCCGCATTATTGGTCAAACCACCAATACTGGAGTAGTCCTGAATGTATTGCGTATTGGAAGGAACAGTTTGAATGGGCACCGGTGCTGTAGCATCCCATAGCATACGCACAGACATGCCATTTGTAAGACCAGAAATTTTCAAAAGCGATACTTCATCACATGCGCCACCTGCGGCGGATGGATTGAGAGCAGCAGGATCAACTTTTACTACATTTGTTTCACCTGTAGCGCTATCAGTAATGAAGTCAAACTTCATGATGGCAACGCGCTCACCATCAAAAAGTGTTTGCGACGTAGCAGTTGCTGCCATAATGATCTCCATAAAAGTGGGGCGAATGCCCCACGTTTCAATTTAGTGGCAAGAGCCACCTTTTTTGAAAGCTTTATGGCCGCAAGAGTCGCCCTTCATTGCCACAAAACCACCTTCTTTGTACTTAGAAGGCTTAATTGAGCCACCAGTTTTGTAACCACCTTGCGCATTAGCTACACCACCGGTCTTATAGCCACCTTGAGCATTGGCTACGCCACCAGTTTTTAGACCTTTATGCGCTTTAGATGCAGGCATTGAAGCATGTTTCTTCAACTTTGACTCAGTTGAAGCCATTTTCTTCATCTCCATTGCATGTTCAGCTTTGGACTCACCACCTTCTTTCATAGCAGCCATACCGCCTCCCATAGGTGATTGCATACCCCCCATTGGCGGGGGTGGCGCACTTGGCAACGCAGGTGGCATTGCACGGCCCATCATAGGGCGACGTGCGCCACGACTTGGCATTGCCTGTTCAGGCATTTTCTTTGCTTTAGGCATCTTGTACTCCTGAATTAAGAGTTGGCAAACGGAGTAGCAATTGAGCCAGAACCAAGCAGAGTGCCTTGTACCAGATACTTGTTTAATGCAAGCGCAGTAATCACAACAACAGAACCTGCAATACCGCCTGTGGTAGTGCCATTCATGTTGATGAAATCATTTGCTGCTGCAGGCGCAAAACCTGACATTACGCCGGAACTATCAGTATCAATCATACTAACTGAGCCTACATACTTATCAGTGCCATCAGTTGCAATTGAGATCAATGATGCTGCAGTGGTCTCAACAAAAATTGTATACGTTGCACCAAGTGTTGCAGTGGTAATTGTGGGCAGCGTAATTGCCAAAGTTGCGTCATTGGTTTTAATAACGCGACCCGAGTAATCTGCAACGGTCAACGCAAGAGTATTAGTACCATTGGCGACGTTAATGACGCTACCAGAGCCCAAATTGATGAACCCGTTTTGCGAAATTACTGGACCAGAAAATGTAGTTGACATCTTTTCCTCACATGCGAGATAGGCGTATAAGTCTGCATGTCGTCAGCCGGGACTGTCTTATACACCGATTTAACCCGGAAAACCTCCCACCAATTTCTTAGTGGGAGGGTTTATTACATTACAGACCCGGCGTACCGTACATAGCACGAGGATCGGTGAAGCCAACATCGTAACGCTCGGTGGCTTTGTAGCGCATCGAGTCAGTTTCGAAGTCGCCTTCCATGGTCTTTTCCAGACCACGGCGCATCATCAGCTTCATGCCTTCCGGAGTGTCGGTCTGTACCCACCATGCAGTAGCGGAGGTAAGACGAGACAGAACCGAGGCGCCTTGCGGCAGCAAACCAATCGACTTGATCGGGTTGATGTCGTTGTCGGCGGTACCGGAACGCAGGACCGACTTCAGCAGGACTTCAGCTTGGAAGACGTTGCCAGGTGCAACAACCAGCTTCAGCGGTTGCAGGCGAATCTTCTTGCCGTTATTGTCCACAGCCTGGCGAACTTGAATCAGCATCTGCTCCAGAGAAGTCTGAGACAGGTTAGCTGCAGAAGTCAGCAGGTTGCTGAAGGTACCATTGACGATGGGGTGGTTGGAAGCGTTCAGTGCAACGCCGTCGCCACCAGGATAAGAACCGTTGAATGCACGATTCAGTACGTTGGCTGCCAGAGTTTCTTTGGTTTCGACCAGAGACTGCGCCAGGTGGCGAGCATAGACGTTACCAATACGAATGTGGTCGCCATCGTCCACCAGCACCTTGGTCAGTGCAAAGGCCAGACCGTAGACCTTATACACATAGCGCTTCAGGAAGAGAACGCCACCCTGCTGGTAGCTAACCGGAGTGCCATCGGGCAGCTCAGGGGCTGCGCCGAAGCCGTACAGAACCGGCTCTTCGTGGTAGTTACGGGGGATACCGGTTTGCTCACGGAACACTTGGCTCCATTCATCGGTACGCTGATCATAGACTCCGTCAAATGCTTCATTGAGAATTGGCTCAACAATCGAACGAAAGTCTGTACTTCTCATTGGGGCTGCCATAGTTTATGCCCTCCCTTAGATAGCGTTAAGAGTAGCGACAAACTGATGTTCAGCAATTTGTACACGAACGATTGTGTACGCGTCGCCCCATGCGTTGTCAGCATACGGTGCCAGGTCAACAATACGCAGTTGGCCATAAGTCGATGTACCAGTTAGCGAAGCCGACATGGTGCACTGCGACAGACCAGTGGTAGAAGAACCGGCAGTGAGGTTGGAGAAGTTGGCGTTGTCGCCAATCGCGGTTTGAGCAACAGAACCGTCAGCCTGAATTTCATATACGATCAGAGGATCGTTGTAGAAATACGCAACGCACGAACCAGTCTCATATGCCGTATTGGCAGGCCAGTAGTTCGATACACGACGACGACCGGTGGTGTCAGTCCACTCAACACCCGCAAAGGCGCCAACGAAAGCTTCAGTGGAGGTAACAGGCTGAATTACGCCGTTGACATACTTGACGGGCTGACCCTTCAGGATGTCGGACGAGTAGCCCGAGGTAATACCATTGGCCAACGCTTGAGCACGTTCCAGTCCCGTAGGAAAGAACGCCGGGCGAAGACCGAATGGTGCAGAAGTTGCGCTCATAAAATGAGTCCTTTCACATTCGATTTCATCAAATGCTACTCAAAAGTAGGCATTTTGACGTGGGCGTTAGATTCCATGCCTTCGCCTTCAACCGATACTAGTGAACGACCCCTGCTGTCGCGAGCGCCAAGCAACTGTTCCTGCTGAACTTTGATCTTATCTTGCTCCTCGAGAGGCGCCTGATGATGCAGTTCATGCATGATCTGTTGGTACAAGTCCATCGGCATCTTGTACAGCAACATCTCATTACAAGAAACATAGCCAACGTTTTCGCCAGCCTTTACTCGCAGATGCTCAAAGCCGGGCAACTCATCGGCTTTCACAGGTTCATACCCCATTCGCATCCGTTTGTGGATGGGATCGTACTGATTTGATGAAGACAACCAGCACAAATGATAACCCGGAATTTCGGGCGGGGTCGGAAGTGCTTCTTGGAGCCACTCCGAGCGGAACATCTTACGACGCTCCTCGGAAAATGCAAAATTCGTTTCAGGTGCTTCACGCTGACGATCTTCTGTTGCGCGGTTTTCACGGCCACCTGCTTTCAGGTCTTTCTTAAAACGTCCGTCCATGTTACCCCCTTGTCTTATTCTGACGATCCCAGTCTGCAAATTTGCGGATCATCTTATTACGTTGTTCAATGTTATCCCACATGCCTGCTTCTTTAATGGCAGCAACGCGATCGGGCGTTAGACGAAACTCATTGGGCCTACCACCACCCGACGATTCTCGTCCTGAACTCGTAACCACAGACCTAGGAGGTTTCTGATTTCGGTTGCGATCATTATATCCTTGACTTGAGCGATGTGGTAAATATTTTTGTAGCCGCTCGTCAAGCTCTTCCCAGTACTCTTCAGAAGTCGGGTCAAACCCTTCTTCAGTCAGTTTACGGTCAATTCGCTGAGCAATCTCTGAATCGAGATCTTTGCCCTGCGGGTCATACCAGGTATTACGTCTCATCCAATCGGCTGCCATTCTTTGGACCATGGGATCCGGCAGTTCGATATTAGGCTTTGTGGTTTGAGACATTTGCTTGGTAGCATTCTCTTTAAGCGTGTTAAGAGACTCCAGCTTGCGCTGAGCCTCGTACAGCATTTCTTGAGCTTGTACCAGAGAGTCGCCATCTTGTTGAGAGACAGCTTCTTTCATTTTCATTTTGGCAAATTCAACTTGCACGCCAGCGTCGTCAATGGCTTTATCTACTCGTGCCAGTTCAGCGCCAGATGTCTTCTTCTCAAGTTGAGCAATACGCTCAGCCAGTTCCGTATTTTGCTTTTTCAGAGCAGAAATTAGATGATTGGACTCACGTACTTTTTCTTTGTGAAGTTGCTTCTTAAGACGGCGCTCCTCACGACGCGCAGCACGAATGGCTTCACGCTCAGGATCATCATCTTGGGGCTCGTTATTTTGTGGCAAATTATTTTGTTGACCACCACCATCGTCATCGTCATCATCGTCCTCATCTTGAGGCTCATTATGCTGATTTTGATTGGGTGGCATCTCATCATCTGGCAGATGCACCAGAGCGGAACCATCTTGCTCTTCAGTGAGCTGGAGTTCCATTTTTTGTGTTTGATTCATAGATCTACCTTTCTGCGTTTAGACAAACGCTCTGATGGCCAGAGGGTCCCCAGTACAGGCACCAATAAGCTCATGGTCATTGAAGAAAGTGAAAAGCGCTTTGCCTTTTACTTCATTCAACTCGTAGTCGATCTCCCAACGATCACCACCCCACTTAGGTACACGTACATAGTCACCTACTTTGGCCCAAGCGCCTTCCGGCCAGGGCTCCATGGTATCCCGCTTGCAGAACGCGAGCGGTCCTATGGCAATAACTTTGCCAATCATGGTGTTCCACTTCTCAGTTTCCTTGGTTTCCTCGACCAGGACGATGCCGGACTTGGTTGCCTTCTCTTTGACAGCACGAAGTTGTACCAAAATACGAGCACCAAACGGGCGCATCAACGGATCCACAACGGGAAACGCTTCATCGAGCGTCTGTTCTACGATATCATTCGACATCTCTTTTTTCCTCTTCTAAAAGCATATCAAGAATCGATAAAGCCTCTGCCAGGCCTTGGTAATGACCGACTAAACGCTGATAAGATTCATAATTGACTGGCGTTCCTGCATGAAGAACCTCAGTAATTTTGTCTTGCTCAGCTTTTACTCGGCCAATGTAGTCCGATAGAGTCTTCATCAGCGACCGCGACCTGACTTACGCATAGGAACTGCAACTGCAATCGTCAGACCGGGACCTTTGGGACCGCCGCCTTTGGCAAAGCGAGCGATCTTTCCGGTTGGTTTACCCAATGGCTCTTTTTGAGAAGAGTCATTGATTAGAGTGCGAGTCTTGCTTTCAGGCATGACTTTACCGCCATCTTTGTAGCCTTTAATACCTTTGCCAGGTGCTTTGGTAATAGACTCACCACCACCCATGGCCAGGCGCTTATGCATATTGATTGCTTCGTCAGACATAATGGTCTCCTTAAAAACCGTGTTTGTGTTTCCCAGTTGCGGTATGGCCAAAGCCATGCCAATCTTTGACGCTACCCCCTGACTTATAGGTAGGTTGTTGCGACATCGCTTCTTTTCTTACTTTGCTCAAAAGATCTACATCTGTTTTCTCAATCTTCGGATCTGGCAAACCATACTTGGTGCGTACTTTGCCTAACAAATCCAAGCTCTTAGGCGAAATAAATGTATCAGACATTGTCAGTTCCCATTTGTGATTGCAATGCTTGCTGAGCTCCAAGTACCGTTTTGATTTGCTCATGCTGCAAATTGGCGGCATCATGATCCAGCTCTGCAGCTTTGATACGCTCAGCAGTGAGATTCTTCTCAGTGTTCATCACCAGCTTAGTATTCTCAGCTTTCTCAGCCTTGGCAGCATCCAATTGTAGACGCTGAACATCCAACATGGCGTCAGTCTGATCCTTAGTTGCTTTGCGCTGAGTCTCTGCCATTTGAACATCAACCAATGCTTTAACTTCCGGAGGCATCGGGGCTTGGCCTGACATTTGCTGCATCATTTGCAATGCTGCCATAATCACAGGTGGCAATTGAGCAAAAGTCTCTTGAGAATCCATCATGACATGCTGAGATGCTGCGGCCAAGAGCTTATCAGCCGCAGGAGGCAGCATTTGCTCTTTCATGACGTTAAAAGAACGACCTAACGCAGCTGAGGCATAAGTGTCAATTTGATTGAGATACCACAGCGTTACGTGCTGTTTCAAATGCTCAAGTGCTGCAGGAATATACACCGGAGCTATAATGGGATTAGCGCCGTATAAAGGATTCTTCATATAATCCAGCAAAACCTGGATATGAGATAGATGATCCTGGTGCGGGAAAGCGCCAACAGGTTTGCCCACCGTCATGGCTACGTTCTCAAGAGCCGGGTTCATATCCTTGACATTCTGCGGGTCGGGCAAAACCTCGTTGACATCAGGGATCTTAATCTGCTTAAGGATACGCTTCTCAACCGCAATGCGGTTATACAAATCAGGATTAGCTTGAGCTCGAGCAGCCAATGCCTGAATTTGAGCGTAGCGCTGAGTCTCTGAGAAGATATGCGGGTCGGACACCGGCACAATATCAGAATTCTTCTCAAAGTCTTCTTTGCTAACTCCAATTTCTTCAGCAATATCATTCTTCTGTTGGTCATCCAAGTACCAACGATTGAGACGAGCAATGACACGAAGAACGCGGCGCTGAGACTCATGCAATCGCGCATGAATCGAGCTAAAGACTGCAGCCCCTTGCTCAATCAAAGCTTGTGTTGTGCCTACCGGAGCTTGAGAATTGACATCCGCAATCTTCTCTTCAGAGGTTGTTACTACACCTTTTGCAGCTTCAGTCAACCAACCAAGCAATTGGAACAACACCGGACTTGGTGGATTAAAAGGCACAGGCATGGCTATCTTGCGGATATCATCGACTCCTGGCGCTCCCTCAATTTCTGCAACTTGAGTTGGTTCGATAGTGGTGCTCTGACCCGAGATCTTAGCCCCTTTGAGCTTGAGCATTGTGGGGGCAGTGTTAATATGTGCACTATCCAACAAGGCACGGAGAGCACCAGTAAGAGCAGCACTAAGGCCACCAATGAGATGAGGGAATCCAATTGCGTAAGCGCCTCGCCAAGGAATAAACTTAAATTCGATAATCCAATCGAGTTTAGACATTGTGTCATCGCCATACTCCCAGTTGCGATATAAGCCTAGCACATCGCGAGTAAGCTCATCCACCATTAGAATGTAGGGCGCACGCTCGCCTTTTGAGTAACTATCATCATCATGCTCAAGCCAAGTGTAGATATGAAAGACACGACGTATGCCGTCGATATTCTCCGCCTGAGATTTCTTACCCTCAATCTTATTGGTTGCTTTCTCTGCCGCCGACTCTTCCGGCTCCATGCTGGCACGGTGGATGTTGACGTCCTTATATAAGCCGCGAGAAATACGAAGCTCAAACTCTTCTTGTGTAATGTCTTGGACTTCGGTAATGCGGCCAGCCGTATAGAAGTTACCAGCTGCAAAAGGTAGATAAATATTGTCAATCGGCAAAAACTCTACGCATGGGCGCTTCTTTTGCTCATCGTACCAGATCTTGAAGTACTGTGAGCCGCCCAACGGAATTTGAGTGAACATTTGCTCCTGCTCATCTCTAAATTCCTCAATCTGCTCAGTCAACTGCCAATTGAGATATTCTTTCTTGCGCTCAGCCTTGGTGGTCTTTTCCTCGGTTACCTCGCCAAAGATCTTGGTACGAACAGGGCCATCCGGTGGAAAGAGCTCTTTAATTGCACGCGCTGCAAAGTCAACACAAGCCTCAGCCATAACTGGGTGTACAACCTTGGATGCGCCTTGGAAAGATGCTCCACCAGGTGCATCATGCCCCAGGCCTGTTCTACGAATGCCATCCTCATATTGCTTATCACGCTCAGTGCGAGCATCTTTGTCTTTGTCGATAAGCTCGAGATACTTGGTGGCCAAAGAGCTGGCTTCATACGATGGCATATCATCAGCCAAGTTGGCATAAAAGTCAGGCTCATCTTCTGGACCTTTATGATCATCCATGCGTACAATGACCGAGCCATCGGGCAATTCTTCAAAGTCATCCTCATCTGGCTCTTCTTGATCGAAGATGTCGTTGAATTGCTGCTCATCATCCTCGTCAGAGACAGGCCCAATGAAACGATTGTAATCCTGTGGGATCGGCATCTCAGTTGCCATTATGCTCTCCGAAGTAACTCAGCCCGCATGGCGGGAATTGATTTTGTCATTTGCACTTTCTTTTTGACGATGCCACCCTTGGCGAAGCCGGGGCGCCAAGTGCCTTCAGCTACTCGAATAGCGTATTCCACTGTTAATGGGTCTGCTTCGCCAAAATAAAGTTCAGCATTGTCACGGACTTCTTCTAAAAATCCACGTATAGCGTCAGGCCCTTCACCATCCCTACGAAGCTCTTCCATTTGCTCGCGCAAATGCTCAACCATAGGCGTCGCATCAGCAAGCATATCATTGGTCATGCGCGCAGCTAATGCATCGTTATTGAGTAGCGTAGGCGGGACTTGCTCAGGCTGTAGACGAACTTCAGCAGGTGGTGCAGGAAGCTGCTCACGTTGCTGCTGCAAAGCTTCCATGTCGCGATTAATAACAGCCAATGTATTTACGTATACGCGTTGCGCATTGGTCAATTCTGCGCGTTGCTCAGGTGTTGTTGCGTTTGCTATGCGCTCATTTATGCGCTCGATTGTGCCTATGACAGAGTTGGCGTCAATCATTAGTTGCTCATACGTACGAGGCTCAGGCTGTTGTAAATCTTGGAATAATTGTAAGCCATCAATGGGCGCGTTGGCAGGGTGCGTAGGATCAGGCTCCCAATCTTGAGGCGGGTTGAGCTCAGCATCAAGTGTAATCTGTTCGTTAATGATCTGCTCAAGCCGATCACGCACTGCTTGTAAAGTTTGAGTTTCTTCTGCTGAAAGACCTCGCGCATCTTGCAGCATTTCAAAATGACCTATCAATCCCTCAGCGCGATCAGCTTCTTCGCTAAGCGCATCATATTGACGCCGCAACTCACTATTGCGCTCAATTCGTGCAATGTTACCTTGCTGCCGCGCAGCTTGCTCAGGCATATTGGCCTGAACATACTCGTTGAATTGTTTTTGAGTTACGAAGCGAGGAAGACCTAACGGGTCGACATTGCGAATCTCATCGACAGGCACACGCAATTGCGTAGATGCTTTAGAAGCTAAATCACGGTATTGACTAGTATCTGTTGTATCCCTAACAGTTGTGTTCTTTACCAACTCGCTTGAGATATGCGTAATTCTGTCAGCGTATTGATTCAAATACTTTGCAATATCAGCATAATATTGCGGCGTAATCTCTTTATTTCTATAGCCTGATACGTAGCCTATGCTATATGTGCCATCACTTTGACGATTAAAGTCAAGTGTTGCTGCTGGTAAACCTGTTTGTTTATCGCGTATACTTGCAAGCATCTTATCGCCGTCTGCAACCGATCGCACATAGCTATAATCGAGTGGGTTGCCTTTTGCGACTTTATTCTTATTGAAGTCGTAGATAGAACGATAAGTTTGATGCTCACCTGTAAAGAGATTGCGTGCATTATCAGGCGCCTGGCCGCATTGACCTACGCAATGGTCCAACACCAAAGTGTCCATGCTAAGCACCTTGGCGATATCTTCAGGTGACATAGCGCTAGTAACTTCAATGACACTCGAATTATCCAAGTAAATTTGCGCCATATCCAATTGCTGCTTTGCGGCGTCAGCGACTACAGTCTTCTCTCGCTCAGCAAGTTTAGCCTCCTCAGCTTCTTTGGCTATACGCTTTTCTGCGCCTTTGCGTACGTATTTCTCAACTGTCAGGTTCTTAAGTTGGTCTGCGGGAATCTTACCTTCAATAATATCGCGATACGCGTCTTTAGCAACTTTCTCCAGCCCAAGATCATTTGCAATGGTACTTTCACGCCCAACATACAGTTGCTCAGTTGGCGCTGCTCGAGTAACAGACGGATAAAATGGGCGCTCATACGACGCAAGATCACGACGTAGTATTTGCTCTTGTGTGCGTGGTACGAGTGATGCGTCTGCAACTGCTTCATACGCAGAGCCAAGTTTTAGGTTCTCAACCTCTTGGTTGAGTTGCTCAACCTGCCGCGCCTTGGCACGTATAGGATTGGTTGACTCGGCATAGCCAGGCATGGTCATGGGGTCTACGCCTTGAGCCTCAGCCGCGTCTAAAATCTGTTGGCGTTGCGCTTCCATGCTGGATAATTCTTGTTGCGCAGCTGCAAGCTGTTGTTGCTTTGCTTCAAGCTGTGGCGCAACTAATCCGGCTTCAGGCATACCGGCCAAGCGCCGCGCCTCTTTAGCAAAGTCACTTGCATAACCTGCTACGTTCTGTATCTCGGTAGGTGTTCTATACGTTATGCCTTGCGCTGCCAGTGCCACCAATGGATCACCTTCAGTGCCGACATTGCGTACGATGTAATTGCTAAACGGGCCCCGCAACCAGTCCACGGCCATCTTATGCCGTTCCATGAACTCATTAGGCGTTATGACTGTGGCGCCAATATCATTGGCCATTTGACGCCCTGCTGCAGCTGCATCTGAATTTAGGAACTCAGAGTAGAGCTCCATTATCTTAGTTGCATTAGCATCTCGATCGCCGAACTCCAAGTCGAAGGCACGCTTGGCATCTCTTGGGTCAACATCAGGATACATTTCTGCAATGCGCCTTCCGGCGTAGCGCTTCATATCATCGTACAGTTGATTGGGGAACTCATCGGCAATGATATTGCGCCACTCGGCCATCGCGTTATAAGGCGCCAATTCACGTGCGCCTACGATCCGTTGCACAAGGTTGGTTGCTGGGTCGACATTAAACTGTGTGCCTACAGCTGTCTCAGGTCGCGTTGGCTCAACCAATCGCGTACCTTTACGCCGTACCGCGTACATCTCAGGCGCGCTTAATGCTTGCATTGGCGTCACTTCATCCGCCAAGCTTTGGCGCCTCTCCATGATGCCGGCCCACTCATCGGCCAAGCTCTGTAGACGTGAGCCCATGGTCGGCTTACCTGTGATAGGGTCGATGCGCTGAAAGCCAGTTTGCGCAGCTTGGAAGTCCGCGGGTATCTCGCCAAGTTGAGTTGCCAGGCGCGCAGCGTCGCCTTTCATGGCGCGGATATCCGAGCCTGTGAGCATAGGACGGCGCGGCGCATTGGGTATTGCAGGCCATGCATGCGGCAACTTGGATTCTTCGAACACACGCCCTACGCGCTCAGCAAATGCCGCGCCTTGTGGTGTTTGCATAGGCGCCACGTTCTTATCCATCAACGCATTAACCTGAGGCGTAGATGTCTGACCTGTGAGCAATGCTTCTATGGGTGTCCGCACCATCATTTGGAACGGATTGCCAAAGAGCGTATTGGCGACGTCTGAGACTTGTTGTGGCAATGTTGCTATGTCTGCTTGCAAATCTGCAAATGTGGGTCTACCTTTTGGTGCTTGGCGCGGCGTAGTAAGCCGCATGTAGATATCATCAATTGACAAAGGCTTGGCGTCAATGGCCATGAGCTGGCGTAATGCGTCAGAGATTTGTCGTTGTTGTGGTAAAGGTGATCGCGCGTCTAGCTTGGCACCAAGAGTTGCTCGCATCTTGGCAATATCAGACGGCGTATTACCTGCAGGTGCGCCATCATCACCTACGTAATTACCAAGGGCGTCGTATATGGCGGCCATAGTCAATCGCCTTTAAGGTCGTTATACTCTGACTTTAAAAAGTCCAAGAAGTCACTTGCCATATTAGGGTCTTCACTAATACTTGAGTCAATCGTTTCAACATATTTAAGCACATCTTTTGGCTTATGCCCATGCAAAATTAATGCGCGCCCTAAATCGTATGAATCATACGCAAGGTCGCCTTCTTCTGACTCATCAAGCACAACGTACTCACCAGTATCTGCAAGTGCACGTTGCAAATTTTCCTCAGACACGTAATCAACAATTGCAGGCAACGTATCGCGCACCTCATCCAACAAATCAAAAAATGGATCCATTTTGTCAGCTATTAGTGACTTTTCATGCTCAGTCGGGATTTCAGATACTCGTTGCTCAAGTGCTTTGATATGCGGTGAATTGCGAATGTTCTCAGGTAAAAAATCTTTTAACGCTGTAAACAAATCAAGATGATTTTCCAACGTGCCATGTTCGTAATTAAGAGGCTCATAGTCAAATCTATCTTTAAGAATCTTTCGTAATGTGGGACTAACTTTAAAAGTATCTTTTACTATTTCAGGCGCAACTTGCTCCAATGGCGCTTTTACAACAGGCTCAGCCAACTTAGCCAGCTCAGGCACCGCGCCACGTAGCGCCATTTGCCCGGCTGTACGTGCTGTGTTACCTAGGAATTGGCGCCTTGACATTGGTGTTGTCAATGACTTATACGCCATTGAGCTTAGTGGCGCTTGTGCAGGAGTTGGCGCAGGTACAGAAGAAGGGGGTGTGCTAATTGCAGGAAGCTGCGTACTGGGTTTCTGTTCTGGGATGTCGTTTAAGCCTAAAATGCGACGTCGCTGTATATCAACAGGTGGCGCAACAGGCTTAGGCTTTGGGCCTTTACCAAACCAGCCTACCTCCAAAGCCATAGGATTGCCACGTAACAAACTTGCGCCATCATCATATGTTGGAGGCGTTTGTTGCGCCAAATACTCAGCATACAAACGCGCTAAGTCTTGATCATTAGGCGGCATAAGGATTGACCCTCTTCGGCTTTGTGTCGTCGGAATACTGACTCTCGTCATTGTATACCGGATCAATGTCCAAGAATCCCATATCTCTCAAAATTCTCAAAGCTTGAGTCGTAGCATCTACCAAGTCGTCATGCCGAACTTCAGGGAAGGCACAAAGCTGACTGATCAAAGGCTCCACCCAATCACGTGCAAAGCCGGACTTCTTTATCGACTCAGGCACGTAGACACGACCCCGCTTAATGATGGGCGCCACGATGTTCAGTCTTTGCATCTTGTCAGCCATCCCAGGGTTGTAACTCCTTACTGGGACTCCGGCTCTTTGGAGATCTTGAATGAGACTGATACCGGCCGACTTATCTTCGATAAGTACAAGGTCGACCTTCTTCCCGTGCCCAAACTCATTTTCGTCCCCATAAATCGACTTAGACTCTTCAACAACTTTTGGTCGTAAGTCGGGATATTGCAAATGCTCTTCCCAGCAATCAACGACCATTGCTGCAAGGGGCTTGTCTTCGGAGGGCTTGAAGATTCCCAAAACGACGCAGGCTGTCGGGTCGTTGTGAGTCTTGTCCGAAGTAGCACAATCGTAGGACTGTACGACATACTCAAACTTCGGGAGAGGCTTCTCAGCAGGCCAGAGCTTGAACCAGTCACGCTTGACGATACCCGCCTCTTCGGGGTCGATGATCTCGGCATGAATCTCTTGGCGCCCAAGCTTGGTCCCCTCGTACTGAAGAATTTGTTTCTGGAAGGTCGGAGCGAGGTTCTGGAGGTTGTCGTAGGTACTGGCCGTGGTGTACACCACATCCTGACCATCGCGTGCCACCAGATCCACAATAAGAGGCTTGGGCTTAGGTGTTGTGGTACAGATCAGCCGAGGGTTCTTGCCAAGCCGCAATCCGAATTGCAGCATATCCCAGGCATCGTCCAAGTAGTCCCATGCAGCCAGCTCGTCAAGCCACCCACCATGGAATTGAGGACCACGAAATCGTTCCGGTTCTGAAGCGGGGATGCCTTTGATGATAGACCCGTTAATGAGTCTCAATTCGTGAAGAGACTTGGTGTAAGTCTCGATGAGGGGCTGGGGTATGACGTTAAGTAGTCCGGAGTCGCCTTCAAAGCAAACATCTCGAACATCTCCGGATGTTGGTGCTGAGACCAACCATCGTGTGCCAGGATGAGACCAAGCTTCCCACCATACCCACTCGGCTGCGCACCGAGTCTTTCCTGCTCCACGCCCTGCAAGGAGCAACCACACACTCCACCAATCGCCTGAAGGCGGAATCTGATGCCGCCCAGCTTTTGTCAGCCATCTCACTCGCGCCAAGGTGGCGGCTTTATGCTCCGGCGGAAGCTTGTTGAGATCCGGCCCTTTGCGTATCTTCTCGGCTAATTGCTCACTTACCTCGGGACTCAGCATCGGATTGTCTCACAGCCAAGAGCTCATTCAACAGCTCACCTGCGAAATCATGCGTATGCTCAACTTTCACAGGCCCATCATCTTTGCCAGTGAGCTCAACCTTCGAGTTCTCACGATAATGCTCGGGGAACCGAGCTGCCATGCTTCGTGACCAGAGACCAGTGTTTAGCTTCGGACCGCCCGGCGTCTCAATCATGTGAAGATGCGCCATTTGCTCCCAATACGCCAATGCGTCAAGACGTGCTATGCTCAAGGCTCGCTGAAAATCTTCGTGAGCAATTTCCCAATTAGCAAGGTTGGTAGGCGTAATACCGAGTTCTGACGCAATCTGCCAACGCGACAACCCTTGCTTGCCAAGCTCAACAATTCTCTCGCAATAAGCCGGGTCGTACTTGGTTGGACGCCCTAAAAACTTTCCGTTTTTTGATGGAGTCTTGGTAGTCATGGCTCGGATTTTATCCTCATTTTCGAAAAAGTAAATACAGTAATCAAACTATCAACGGGTTACAAAAAATGGTTTCACCTAGCCAGAACTCTATATATACGAGTGCATATATATATAATATTTATTTTTTATATTTTTTTAGATTTACTGTAACCTTCTATAACCATGTAACTTCCCAATGGAGCCAAAGGCTTTGAGGGTTACAAAAAAGTTTCAGGTTTCACCCATTTCAATACAATTCAATCAACTATCCTTCCAACTCTGACAATATTGCTTTTTCAGTAATTGCTACAATATCAACCCAACTACGTTGTGTAACCTTCGATTGTGTAACCACAAAAGTTGTATATCGATGCGTTTTTCCGTTAATTTTGACGACTTTGCTAGGTTCACTTTCACCTTGAGCCTCCATAGCACGTCTAATATACTGTGTTTTTGCGCGTGCATCATACCCCCATCGTTCGCATAAAACAGATAGTTGTGTGGCAGTGAAAGCAGCCTCTCCGTTGCAATGCTCACGTGTCCAGTCAGCCAATTCTTTGGCAAAAGCTTCCAATGGAGACTTGCTTAGCTCAATTGCTTTCCGCTTATAGTCCGTCATTGGCGCTGGCGCGTAGGGGTCAAAGTCTGAGATATCACGACTTAAATACCAATCCAAAACGTGAGAGAAGCCGCTGCCTTGGTTGGATCGAGCCCAGCGCATCATGGCACTAACACGTTCCAGAATGTCTTGTTGGCTGAATGTGGGGCACTTATAAATAGCTTCTCGGCGGCTACTGGCACCCATATGAGTGATGTAGGGCTTATTGGATGTGAACACATAGTTCACATAATTCTTGACTGTGTATTGAGCGCCGTATTTATTATTGATTAAGATCTCCTTGCCGGTAATGAGATTCTTCAGTTTGGCGCTATGGTCATCGCGGTCCGAGCTAGGCTCATTGACCACCACAAAGATCTTACCTTTCATGACACCGTTGAAGTTGGAAAAGAGATCATCTGGCCCAAGTGCTGCAGCGGGTGCGTTCTCTCCCATGCCTAGCATTTCAGCAATGAACTCAGGAATGGCTGATTTACCCATACCCTCCATGTCATGAATGAACTGTGGCGTCGTATTATTACGTCTCCATGGGTATTGAATGACATTGGCTACCCAGTCATGCCAATATTTGACAAACTCTGGCTCAGCCTGAAAGAAATAATCACAAAACTCAAGATAAGGGCTAGGGTCTCCGGGTATTGGCTCATGAGCCCAATCTTTAAATAGGTTGTATTTCTTATCCGGCGTAATCTGCAAACCTTGAAACTCCGGGTACATACCCACTTGCTCTATCTTGCAGCAGCGTGGCCATTTTTTGTACTCATCCAAAAGCGGTATATCTTTGGTGGTGACATTGCCTCGGCTGCTGGTATTGACCTGAGTGAAGTACTGCTGAGCACTATCTATTTTGGCTTTGTTCCAGTTGAGAATAAGACCGTCTTTCAGGCGAATCACATCGCCATTAAAAAGAGCATACTGAGTCTTGAACTCGTACAACTTAGTTTCCATTGTGTCAACGCCATTCATAATGGCCGAGGTCGTCGTTACCACACTGGTAAGGCTACCCCCTGATAATAGATGGTCATCAATAGCATACTTGGATCCGACGCCAGGTCCGAACTTGCCAACACGGCAAAGATGAACCACGGCGCCAAGGCCGCGTAAAGTGACAGCCAACTTAGTCTCCGCCATAGCCACCTGCTCATTGGGCTCGCCATCTTCTTCCTTGCCGTCGTAGTCAAAAATGATGTAAACTACACGATGCTTTTCTTGGAAGCTGGTTTTACGGCGCCAAGCGATTTTCATCAAGTCAGAATGCAAAGGCAGACCAGATTTATCGGTCCAACTGGTAACACCTGCCAGGCCAATAGGCGCGTAGAGGCTGCCGTCAGCGGTAATTTGCTTCAGAATTTGATAGGCTTTGAATTCCCCTTCGGTGATGATGATGGGGATATCCACATCCTGAGCGATAGCTTTCCAATTGGCGCCGGGCGGGAAATAGATATGAGAGCCCGATGCTCTAGGCTGAGAGTACTTCATCTTACTCTTGGGGAAGAGTAATCTTACTCGATTGAAGCCAGTAGGCTGGCCTGAGAAATCATAATAAGGTAATTTGACAGACCATTCTTTGGTATGCCCAAGAAGATCGTATGTCTCTTCAGGTGTGAGTAATTCTAGGCCGAGAATCTTGCAATCGGCATCATCAAACTGTCTGTCGGCTGTGAAGCTGGTATATAATTGCTCAGGTGATGTTGTTTGGGCGGCGAAACCGGATGACATGCGTAATCCTTGTAGTGAAAGTGAGGCTCTCTATTGTGCAGATAGAGAGCCTTATTTTTTATCATAACTGCGCGAATCAGATTTTGCTCGTTCAACAATCAGACGTCCGCAATCTCAGAGTGTAAGTGCCACCTTGCGGCAGCACCTGCTACTATTATATTCATCATCCATTGTACATGGATGAAAAATGTATGTAATATTTTCTTTGTGTAATACTTGACTGTTGAAAGGAGCTTTATGTCTCAATTACTCTCTATCATAATCATCCTCTTCTGCGGCGCCATTGTGGCAGCACTAGCAGTTGTTGGCGTTTTATACCTGATGGACGCATTGGAGATGCGTGATCCTTGGGAGAACGACAATGACTGATGAGAAATTACGTGCTGCAGCTCGAGACTTAGGCGAGAATGTGTTGTGGCTTGTCGAGCAAATACTGATCAAGCATAACATGGCCATATTGGAAGGTAGCAAAGAAGCTATTGACGCTGCTGTGGCAGTTGAGCGTGAGGCATGTGCTGATATAGCAGAAAATTGGAAATGTAACGGTATGCCAAGAACTACATTAGCAGAGCAAATCCGCGCAAGAGGCGAGAATGACGAGAGATGACATTATTCGCATCGCGCATGAGGCCGGGCTTCATTTGGCAACAGACGTACATTGGATGCCAATCATTGGGCTTGAATACGCTGAGAAGTTTGCCGCCATTGCTTATGCCGCTGGCGCAGCAGCAGAGCGCGAGAAGGTGGCGAGATGGCAGATCGGATCAGGGTATTCAACCGGCCACGGCGACACCATCGAAGACTTGCTTGTCGAGCTTGAGTGGCAGGTCAGAGAATCGGAGCGCGAGGCGTGTGCGAAGTTTATTGAAGATGAGTATGTGCGGCAGTTTGAAGAACCATGGAGGCAAAATCTATCCGCCGCTATCCGCGCAAGGGGCGCGCATGACTAAGCCTATACAGCCTGGCGATATTGTGGTCACAGATTCTTATGTCAACGCCACGTTGTATCGCATATTGAGTATCACAGAAGATCAAGCTGCGATTGCAGTGGTTAAGTTTGATGGCGATGATCAGCCCGATGGTACACACCCATTGCAAGATTTTTTTCATCTCAACACAAAACAAAAAGAGGAGTATCGTGAGCGACTACAAAAATATCGAGGCTCTACAGGTGGAGAATCAAATTAATGAGGCCAAGTCCATTTATCTTTTTGAAGGGTGGTATTTCCTTAGTGACTTGGAACGAATGATTCAAGAGGCGCGGCTAGGCTCTAGAGTAGTGCGCGACTATAAGCCTACAAGACAAGGGGAAGAGAATGACTAATGAGCTCATGTTGTATGACATAGGCGTTGCCATTCCAATTTGCGCCATATGTGATAAGCCCGTGGATAAAGTTGAGTCGATGTATTTACCTGACTACGATGGCAAATTATTTAGAGTGTATTGCCATGGTCAAGTTGAGCAACAAATTCTTGGTGCTTATATTATGTTTGACGCTACAGAAATCACTTTTGGCAAAGCGTTTAATGCCCCTAAGTTGGAGGCAAAATGACCAAACAACCACGGGCCTTGCGGCTGGCTGATGATCTGGAAGCAAAAGATTTTCCTCCACGCCGTGCCGCCGCCGCCGAACTACGCCGCTTGCATGAAGTGAATGCTGAGTTGATGGAAGCTGCGCAAGCAATGCTTGCTGTTTACTACGACATGGAGCGCAATGATGAAACATTGGCGGCGGTGAAGAAGACCATGAAAGCCGTATACAAAGCTACAGGGGGACAATAATGACAACCACACGAAGCAAAACTTATGAGTCCAATGCTTTGTTTGAGCATCTCAAAAGTAAATACAACTTATCTAGCGATTACGCATTGGCTAAGTACTTGGCTGCGTCAGCCCCTACCATTAGTCGCATATGCACAGGCAAACGCGGCTTAACGCCTAAGATGATCCTTTATATTTATGACCGTACGGGTTTACCAATCAATGACATTCGTGTCATGTTTAAAAAGAAGATCGCAAAGGATAGACTATGAAGCAAATGCATAAAGAACTGGCACGTGCTGTGCTGGCTTACGATGCCGCCATACAGCTTTGCGCTGATGATCCTGAAAAGATGACCGCATTCTGCACATCTGAAGGCGATAATCTGGATGATCTATATTTCCGCATGATGGAGTATGCGCGCTTTATACTCTCTCAACCAGAGCCTACGAACAATCTGCCACCCAATGTTGTGCCATGGAAAAAAGGAGACACAAATGGCTGAGCTCAGCAACTTTCAAAAGCAATTCTTGGCCGGCTCCGGACAAGTCCAAGTCTTTACACAAAAAGAATTTGATGATGCAATGGCTTTGGCCAAAGCTGAGATTATGACTGTTGCCATTGAGACCACAAAGCAGGCTATCTTCATAGAAAGAGATGAGTGCGCCAAGATCGCCGAGGTAGAAGGACAGCCAGATATTGCAGAGAAGATAAGGAATCGTATCCCTACGCAGCGGCAATGATACAGTTTGACAACTATTTGTGCACTTTTTTCGTAAATTTGTGCACTTTACCTGTTTCCAAGACGAAAGATTGGTGTACTATGCTCATGTAGCACTCCACTTAACTGAACTTGGAAAGGAATACATCATGGCTCACATGCTTGCAACCACTGCATCCGGCAAAGCCGCAATGGCCTACGTTGGCGACACCCCTTGGCACGGCCTTGGTCAAAAGCTGACTCACGACGCATCACTCGAAGTTTGGGCCGAGGAATCTGGTCTGGACTTCATGATCCAATCTGCTGGCGTCCAGTTTCAAACGCCAAACACAGCATGGTCAAAGCAGCAATTGCTTCCTTATGAGGGTAAGAAGGTTCTCTATCGCGCTGACTCCAACCTGCCACTTGGCCTGGTCTCAGATAAATACAACATCGTGCAGCCGATGGAAGTGCTGGAATTCTTCCGCGACATGATTGGCAGTATTGCGCATCTGGAAACTGCCGGTGTGCTTCGTAATGGCGCCCATTACTGGGCATTGGCCAAGATGGATGGTGAGTTCTCTGTGGCTGGCGACAAAGTGGCTCAATATCTCCTCATGGCTTCCAGTTGCGATGGCTCTCTGGCCACTCAGGCAAGGCTCACCTCGGTACGTGTTGTGTGCAATAACACTCTGCAGATCGCCGCCGGCTCACGCAATGGTGACGTCGTCAAGGTTCGCCATAACTCTGTCTTTAACGCAGCACATGTCAAAACTTCTCTTGGCGAGTTCAACCAAGCCTTCAAGGACTTCGAGGCCACAGCCAAGCTCCTGGCCAAGATCAAGATTGATTCCACTCAAGCAATGGGAGTCTTCACCAAGATTCTCGGCGGTGACGATAAGAAGCCAAGTCGTGCTGCAGCTCGAGCACTGGCTCTCTTTGAAGGTGCTGGCATTGGTGCCAACTTGGAATCATCCAAAGGTACCGCCTGGGGTGCTCTCAACGCCGTCACTCAGTTGATGGATTGGGAAACAGCTCGTACACCAGATGCTAGAATGGCAAATGCCTGGTTTGGTGGCGGTGTTAATGTTAAGGCAAAGGCAGCAGAAGAATTGCTGACTCTTGCATAAATTTGTTTACTTTCCCTGGCGAAATGGTATTATGGCTCATGTGGCAAGCAATACCGCCACATGACCAACTGATTATTGAAAGGAATGACCATGTCACAGATCGCAAGCAATGTCCGCATCAACACCTCCGGCGACCCGTTCAAAGTTATGCACGATGTCGTGGTTGAGGTCCTTGAAAATGGCCAATGGGTCAAGCACGCCGGCTTCAACTCCCTGTCCAATGACTACGCTTACAGCTCGGCCAATGAGGCTGCTTTGGCGTATGCAAGAAAGCACCCGGTTCTGCCACCTGAGCGTGTACATACCTTCGGCAAACTGGTTGGTGCCAACCTGGTCTACCGTGAGTACGAGACTTTCATCTCCGATGGCGCCACTCTGTTCCCCCAACTGGCTTATGTAGCCTATGAAAAAGGTGCTTGTGGCGACGACCCTCATGCTTATGGCGCCACTCCTGAAGAAGCTGTTGCCAATCTCCGCGAAATACTCGAAGACTAATCCAGGCCCTTCGGGGCCTTTTTTGACTATTGAAAGGAACTACCATGGATACCAATCGTACCTTCACTCTGGCCCAACTGGATGCCCTATGCCACGCTCTTGATGATTACATGGCTCTTACTATTGATGAGCACTTTGAATTGCATAAAGGTATGACAACTGAGTTCAAATCAGTTCGTGACCGGTTGATGGCCAATTACACGCCAATCGAAGCTCGAGTTTACGCTATGAAAGTTATGCAGCAAATTCCTATTACAATGGAGTAATATGGTGTATATTTGTTCTGTTGTCCACTCGTCCACTTGTTGTTGATTATTGAAAGGTAGGCATATGAATATCTTCTATCTCCACCGTCTAGCCCCTGTTGCAGCAGCTATGCATTGCGACAAGCATGTTGGCAAAATGCTTATCGAGTCCTGCCAACTCCTAGCCACGGCTCATCACCTTCATGGCAACGGCCATGCAGTATCCTACAAATCCACGCATGTCAACCACCCCAGTGCTATCTGGACTCGCCAGTCCCGTTTGCATTATGACTATGTCGTTACACTAGCCACTTATCTTGGCCGCGAATTCTTTGTACGCTATGGCAAAAACCATAAGTCACGCGACGTGCTTGTTGCCGAGCTACTCAAAGCTCCACCTGCCATGTATGACATGCCTGCTACATGGTCCGACCCACCCCTAGCTATGCCTGACCAATACAAATCCAATGATGCCGTCGAATCCTACCGTCGTTACTACGCTTCTAAATCTGCAACCATGCCCATGCTTTACCATCGTGGTGATCGCCCCATGCCAATCTGGCTCAGTGACTACATCAACGATCACCAGTCAACTGTCCTGGAGGCAGCATGACAACCTTTGAACAAGTTGGTGAGTTCCGTAAAAAGATGGGGCTGCCCATATCCACATTTCCGCATCTGCTTTCGCCCGAGGAATCATCTTACTTTGTGCGATTCATCCTTGAGGAAATTTCTGAGTACATGAAAGCTTATGAAGAAAACTCTTTGGTTGATGCTGCTGATGCCATTGTCGATCTTGTGTATGTTGCTCTTGGTTGTGCTCATGCAATGGGCCTACCTTTTGATGCGTTATTTGAAGTGGTACACGCGGCAAATATGAAAAAGCAACCGGCAGATGATTTCATACGCTCTACTCGAGGTCGTCAATACGATGTGGTTAAACCTATTGGCTGGACTGGCCCTGAAGGCGAGATGATCGCCATCATCTCACAATACAAAGGTGGCGAATGAAAATCTCTGACCTAATCGATACGTATGTCGAAACCAAAGCTTTGAAGGAAAGCTTAAATGAGGACATCAAAAAGGCTAATGAAAAGTTGGCCGCAATTGAAGCCGACATTATGGAACAAATGGCTCTTGCAGGAATTACGCAAGCCGCGTCGGAAAAAGCAAGCTGCACCATGCGTGAAACGCATCATCCATCCATTGAGGATTGGAACGCCTTCTACGATCATGTTGCAAAGACAAATCAGTTTGAACTTCTTCACAAGCGTTTATCCTCTCAAGTCTTCCGTGAGCGGTGGGAGTCTGGAGATCTTATTCCCGGTACGAAAATGTCTTCCGTCTGGGAACTTTCCGTTCGTCGCAAGTAACTTGTTGAAAGGAGCCATCATGGCCAAAACTAATAATGCTGTTGCACTGTATGAAGATCAACTGGCTGCTATGGCCACAGAGAATGTCAAGGCCGAGCAGTCTGGTTTGACAGCCACGTATCTGTCAACCAAAGGTGGTGTCCTAACGTACCGCGGTGACCCGATCACTGGTAATAAACTGGCATGTGTTATTCTTGCCGCACCTATTGAGCGTCTTTATTACGCCGACAGATATGACCCTACTAAAGTTGTAGGCCCTAAGTGCTTTGCCATTGCCCCTGTAGCTACTGGCATGGGACCTGCAGCAACTGCGGAGGCACCACAACATGAAAATTGCGAAGGTTGCCCACAAAACCAGTGGGGCTCGTCAGCAACCGGCGGCAAAGGCAAAGCCTGCCGTGAAACACGCCGGCTCCTCCTCATCCCAGCAGATAGCATTACCACTGCGGAGTCTGTGGCTGCGGCAGAGATCGCGGCGCTTCGACCGCCGGTCACCAGCATTAAGAATTATTCCAACTATGTACAAACAGTCGCCGCAACGCTAAAGCGTCCGCCTCTGGCTGTTATTACCGAGATTGCTGTTGTACCGGACCCCAAGACGCAATTCAAGGTGACCTTCAGTATGGTCAAGGCGATTGACGATCCAGCCATTGTGCAGGCAATTATCAAACGCTCTCAGGATGAGGTCCAAAGGGCTATTGAGACGGCTGGTCAAATGGATGATGATCAACCTGCTGCAGCACCGGCAGCTGAGTCAGATCGTTTTTAATCAGGAGGCTATATGGCCTTTATTAGTATTGATGTGCATCTTGATGAGTTCTCAGATGAGGAGCTCATGGAGGAAATGCGACTGCGCAATCTACATTTCTTTGATGCTAAGAAATTGTATGACGTTTACGCAACAAAAGGCAAAGAAGCTTTTTATGACGCAGCCAAGCGTTTCGTAGAAGATACAACAGGTCGTATTATGGTGTGATTTATGGGGGAAAGCGGATGCTGCCAATTTGATTACTTGGTCTGTGATCAAGGCAGATGCAGCGAGTACCCCACCTTCTCTTGAGGATTGAAATGAAAATGTTTACACTAATCATCGTATGTACGATGCTGGTGAGTTGCTCATCAACATCCAACCCATCGCAGGCTTTGATACTTGACAAAGAAATCAACGCCATGAGTCGTAATGAAGTCATTATTGCAGTAAAGGAATGTGAAGTTAGCCGCATGCGTGCTGTATTGGTCATGGGCAAGCGTAAAATTGGTAACCACACGACTGACGTAGTGGTTGATGTTACTTGTGCCCCTCTTTATTTCTACTAATGACACCTATATTTCTTGACTTTGAAACAGAAGGCATCGAGGCTCGCCCGACGTATCCGCCTAAACCGGTGGGTTTGGCTGTGTATGATCCTACAGGTCAGTTTACTGATGGCTATTTTGCTTTCGGTCATATTACAGGTAATAACACTACTTTTGACGCCGTAAGGCGTATGATGGGAGAAATGTATGATTCAAATCGACCGCTATGCTTTCATAACGCCTTATTTGACTTGGATGTCGCTAATATTCATTTTGGCCTGGCTATCCCCGATGCATTTAGGCTACACGACACTCTCATTCTTTCTTTTCTCTACGATCCACATGTACCTTCATTATCGCTCAAAGATCTCGTGGTCCACTGGAACCTTGCCTACCCAGAAGAACGAGATGAGCTTAAAGAATGGATCATTAATAACGTCCCTGACGCTAAACGAAAAAAATCCCAGTGGGGCGGCCACATCAGCAAAGGACCCGTCGAGCTGGTAGGTCGTTATGCTATGGCAGACGTGCGGCTTACGGCGCAGTTATTTGACTTTACCGCTTCCCACGTTTTGCCGGCTCAGCAGGCGCCGTATATACGTGAACTTGAATTGATCCCACTGTTGCTTGAAAACTCACGTTTAGGTGTTCGAGTTGATGTGGCTGGGTTAGCAGCAGCAAAAGAGCAGGCCATAAAAGATATTGAGGCTTGTAATGTTTGGGTTCGTGCATTGTTGAATTCTCCTGAATTGAATGTCGACAGCGATTCTCAGCTGGTCGAAAGTATTTATCAATCGGAGTATTGGGACAAAAATAAAACCTGGCCCACCACAGACAAAGGCCAGAAACAAGCCACCAAAGAAGCACTAGAGGAGATGCTAACTCATGAGCACTTGCGAGATGTCCTCAGATATCGTGCAAATCTATCTACATGTCTCTCAACTTTCATTGAACCTTGGCTATCATCGGGACAACATACCGGCCGCATCTATACCAATTGGAACTCGGTTAGAGGTGAGCGTGGTGGAACACGGACAGGACGGCTTAGCAGTACTCCTAATTTCCAAAATGCACCTGTACGATACCCAAAAGTAAACTTGCCATCTGAATTAGATGTGGCGCCTTTGCCACTGGTTCGTAGCTTCATTCTTCCGGATGAGGGCCATAAGCTGGTTGCATGCGACTTCAATGCTCAAGAGTTGCGTATCTTTGCTCACTTTGAGGGTGGTAATTTGATGCAACAGTACCAGCAAGATGCTCGTGCTGATTTGCATACTTATGCAGCCAAGATGATGACTGAAGCATCCGGCCGTGAGGTTAGTCGTACTTATTCAAAAGGCGTCTCATTTGCAATTCTGTATGGGGCTGGCCCCAAGAAAATCAGTGAGATGTTGGAGATTGATTATGACTTGGCCAAGACATTGATGGATGCCTATACCACAGCCGTGGCTCCGGGCCTCAAGGCGATGCAAGCTACCATGAGGACAAGGTACAAATTGAGCCAACCTATTAAAACCCTTGGCGGGCGTCTGGTCAAAATGGAGCCACCTAAGATCATCAATGGCCGCCTACGAGAGTTCGATTACAAAGGTGTTAATCTACTCATTCAAGGCTCAGCGGCTGATCAGGCCAAGGCAGCCATGCTATTATTCCAAAAGACACGCCAAGATAGCCGACTACTTTTAAGTGTACATGATGAGCTGGTTATCTCAGCCCCTGAGGATGCGGTAGAGCGTGAGGCAGAATGCTTAACACAAGCTATGTGTAATGCTCTACCAATGGATGTGCCTATGGTGAGTGACTACAAGGTTGGCAACAGTTACCAGGAGACTAAATAATGCGTAGTTTTTCTCACTCTTCCATCAAAGTTTACGAGGAATGCCCTTACAAGTATCGCTTAACTCGTGTTGATGGTCTCAAAGAGCCTACCGGTGACGCTGCACAACGAGGTAAAAATATCCATACAGCATTTGAGAATGCCATTGACCAGCAACAAGCTTTGGTTGAGCCATTTGAGTATTGGAATGACTACGTTGTAAAGCTTATTGAGAAGGGGGCCAAGAGTGAGATGCAATTCGCTGTCAAAAAAGACTGGACTCGTACAGATTTTCTTGCTGCCGATGCTTGGCTTCGTGGCATTTATGACGTGTTGTGGATTGACGGCACTACTGCTCATGTCATGGATTGGAAGACAGGTAAAGAGAGGGATTACAGCGATCAGCTCAAACTTTATGCCACCATCATAATGGCGGAGTATCCAAAAGTAGAAACTGTTACCACTGAGATCTGCTATATTGATCTCAATAAACGCCATGCAGGGCAAGCATATTCTCGATTAGAGCATGAGAAGCTTAAAGAATGGGTTACTACTCGAGTTACCAAGATTGAGAATGACGACATCTTTGCGCCACGACCATCTCATGGTTGCAAGTGGTGTCATTTTAGAAAGTCCAATGGGGGTCCTTGCCAATGGTAACTCGAGCATTACTCGAACGCGACCTTGAAGCATACTTTACACAGCAATGCAAAAAACGAAAGTTACTAACACTAAAGCTACATGTCCGATATGCGAGAGGGTGGCCCGACCGGATCGTGGTCTTACGTGGTGGACATACATTATGGGTGGAGTTGAAAAAACCTGGGGGAAAAACAACGCCCCTACAGGACAAAGTACACAAGCAACTAAGAGATCATGACCATACGGTGTACGTGTTAGATTCTAAAGAAGGGATTGATAGTGTTTTGGGACCCACATGAGTATCAAAAAGAAGCTGTAAAGTTCCTCATTACTCGAGGCTCAGGCGGTCTTTGGCTTGACCCCGGCCTTGGCAAAACTTCTATCGTACTCTCAGCATATCGTATTTTAAAGAACAAAGGGCATTGCAAAAAGATGCTGGTGCTAGCCCCTCTGCGGCCTACATATGCTGTATGGCCTGCAGAGACTAAGAAATGGGAACAGTTTGCTGGCTACTCAGTTGGCATATTGCATGGTGGCAATAAGAATAAAGTTCTTAAGCAAAACCACGACATCTATGTGATGAACTACGAAGGCATTGGCTGGCTCTCATCTCAGCTCAATGGCAAACCTTGGCCATTTGAAGTATTGGTTGTGGATGAGATTTCATATTTGAAGAATACTCAATCGCAACGTTACAAGTCTTTGAAGCCATTGTTGAATAAGTTTGATCGCCGCTGGGGCTTGACTGGCTCGCCTGCGCCTAACGGCTTGCTGGATATCTTTGGCCCTCAATATGTCATTGACCAAGGGGCTACATTCGGGCCTTACATTACTCGATTTAAGAGCGAGTATTTCTATCCATCTGGCTTTGGCGGCTATGAGTGGAAAATCAAACCTGATGGCGAGCAGCGTATCTATGATGCCTTGGAGGGCAAGGTTCTTCGTATGGCAGCGCTGGACCATCTAGATTTGCCTGAGTTGACATACAACAATATCTATGTGGATCTACCTGAGGATGCCAAGAAAATCTATAAGCGCCTTGAGGATGATCTCACCATTGATTTGCAATATGGCAACATAACAGCTGCGAATGCAGCCGTGGCGGTCATGAAATGTCAACAAGTTGCCAATGGGGGCTCATATCTCGATGGAGAAAATAAAGAGACAATACATATCCACGACGCCAAAACACAAGCCGTTCAAGATCTGGTTGACGAATTGTCAGGCCAACCTTGCATTATCGGGTTCCATTTTCAACACGACTTGGAAAGGCTCCAAAAAGCTTTTCCTCAAGCCCCAGTTATTGGTTCTGGGGTTGTGGGCGATCGACTTGATCGTATTGTTAGCGCATGGAATGCCATGGAAATTCCAGTTTTACTTGCGCACCCGATGTCTGCTGGCCACGGCCTCAATCTTCAAGGCTCTGGCCATGCAGTTATCTGGTACTCGCTTACATGGTCGCTTGAAGTTTATGAGCAATTCATTAGACGCCTGTGGAGACAAGGCCAAAAAAATCACATCGTAGTCCACCATATTATTGCAAAAGATACCATCGACGAGGCCATTGTCTCGGCTGTGAAACGCAAAGACAAGACTCAACAAAATCTGTTAAATGCGGTGCGCGATTACGTGCAACGTGATAAAATTGAAATTGCTGTTGATCATTGAAAAGTACGCATGTCACACATCACCACTATTTTTACACAAGGAGATTCTGCTATGTCAGAGGTAAAGCGCCGCCGTGTCAATAAGCAAGCAAAAATTAAAGTGCTGGTTGAAGAAAACCCTAAGCGCAATAATACGCTTGCCGCAGATCGGTTTGCATTATATGAAAATGGTATGACAGTTGGAGAATACATCGATGCAGGCGGTCGTGCTGGCGATATTGCGCATGATGTTGCTGCAGGGTATATCGAACTGGAAGACTAATGAAGATCCTCATAACCGGCGTCACCGAGACGCATACAAATCATCCACAACGTGCAAGCTCTACAAAGTTTGTATCAATACCTGAGTTGATGCGTAACGCGTTCGAGCGACTGGTGCATGATGTTGACCATCGAGCAGTAGGGGCAGGTGAGGATCTTTCAGAATATCAGAAGGTTTTCATCTACCTATACCCTGTAGACCATAACGCAGTTAACGTCAATGGCGCTATATGGGCATTGCAACAACGGCCAGATGCTTGGCTTTGTCTTGATGATTGGTCATTTCAAAAGCTGTTGCCTACATGGGGCAACTTTATTGACATCAAATTGCTTACCAATCGCACATGGTTAGCACCATTATTTCCATGGGGTGACACTAAATTGATGGGTCTGCCGGTTGATGACTTACGTCATTGGGACCCATCGCCTTTGTACAACTTGCCTAAAGTACATAGACTACGTTGGCAAGAAAGAAAAACTGAGTGGTATAACGCATCATTATCTAAAGACGCACATGAGTGGGCAAATCGACAAAATCTTACCTGGCCTATTCGTGCCGTGGGTGGAAAGTCCCTTGGACAACCTAGGGTTTTGGAGTCTCAGATTGTCTGGGAATATGGATCCTATAAAGGCGTGCTTTGTCCTACCTATGAACATGCCGGATGCGGATGGTGGCGTGTCAGATACGTACATGCTGCACATGCTGGAGCTATACTCGGTAGCGATCCCAAAGAAACCGGTATGATTCACCCCGCGTATGGGTACACACTAAAAGAAATTGAGAAGATGGGCGACGAAGCCAGAGAATACTTGGCATGGTTGCAAGCAGATAAGCTAAAGGTTGCGACCTTACATGAAACGATGCAAAAAGTAGAAGGGTGGCTTGCATGATCATAATTCTTGAAGGGCCGGATGGTGGTGGCAAAACCACTCTATCTGAGAAGTTGCGGCAAATGCTTAACCATGAAAAGTTAACCAATGTCGTAAAGCATGGCCCTTATACCGGCATGTCGTCTGAAGACTTGTGTAAGACATACTTTAGATCCATGTCGCAGGCACTAACCTATGATGATCACGTCATACTTGATCGTAGTTGGCTATCAGAGCCTATCTACGGCGAGGTATATCGCAATGGCGTAACTCGTGTTGATACTCCACGGCATCGTATGTTAGAACGTGTAGCCTTAACTCGTGGCGCCGTGGTTGTACATTGTCAACCAGAGTTTGCACTATGCGTTGATACTTTCAAGATGCGCAAAGATATTGAGTACCTTGACACAACTGAGCAACTAGGCAAAGTATATGAGGCATACGAAACTTTGCCTATGCATACATGCTTACCTATTGTGCACTATGATTACGAAAAAGACACTGTCAGTGATTTATTAGAAAAAGTTATGGCCAAGTCAGTTACCAATCGAGCATCTGGAGGAGGTTGCTTTAAGGAAGGCAATATTCTTATGCTATGCGATAAAGGGCCTCGCACCAATATGCGAGCCTCTGCAGCTGTGGTGCCATTCATTAACTTCTTAGATGATGATGGCCCTAGTCGTATGCTAGCGCAAACATTAGAAAATGAAGGCGTGCCTGAGAAAGACCTCTATTGGATCAACACGCAAAACTATCTTGGCTCTCCAACAGATGCAAAATTCATTAACCAACTTAAGCCAAGCCGCATTTTTGCTTTAGGCAATAATGCATATAGTTGGGCAGCCAATGCAGGTGTGCAAGTATATAAGTTGCCACCACCTTTATATCATATGCAGCACTTTCCGCATTTGCCGTATCACATTACTGAGAGCGACTATGGAAATACCACTCATTCATCGTGAAGAAGATCTCATCCTTATTTATAAGGCGCTTGAATACCGTGGAACTCGATCTGAGCCACGTGGAGAGAGTACTCTTGAGATTGAGAACTTTACTTATACTGTTAATCCTTTCGTTCGCTTTAACAATTTTGTTGGTCGCAACTTTAATCTTAATTATCTCAAGCGTGAGATGGCTTGGTATATAAAGGCAGACCCGCTCGATACCTCCATTGCTGAGCATGCCGCCCAATGGGGCAAGATCGTTGTCAACGGCAAGCTTAATAGTAATTATGGCGCATACTGGTTTGGCAAATATGGTGTACGACATATCGTCAACATTTTGCAGAAAGACCCCATGAGCCGCCGCGCGGTCATACCTATGTATGGGACTGACGTAGACCATATGGATAGTGAGGCTAAAGATGTCCCTTGCACGATTGCTATTGAGTTTCGTCTACGCCGTGGTCGTCTTAATGCAAGAGCTATTATGCGTAGCCAAGATGTTCTATGGGGAATGGCTAATGATCTTCCAACTTTCTCGTTTTTGCAAGAGATTATTGCTGTCCTACTCAATGCAGAAGTTGGCACTTTGGCCATCTCCGTAGGCTCATTTCATGTTTACGAGTCAAGAATGAAGATGTTCAAAGAGATCATTGAAAAGTCAACGCATCAACCTATTGCAGACGCGCCACCGCGTATTCAAAGATACGAGGCGCATTTGTTAATGGATAAACACATTGACAGCTCGCATGCATTCTCGCGTTGGCTGCTTAATGTATAATTTCACGTGTAGCATCTGACCATTGAAAGGAATACAACATGATTATCAATCGCATACGCTGGACGACAGAAGAACGTGGCACCGTTATTACAGCCACAGCCAAAAAGCTGAATGAGGGCTACAAAATAGGTGACGCTTTGCGAATAGCGCAAAGTCTACTGCCATCTGATCGGCAAAGACCAGAAACAAGTCTATATAACGCTGCTGACATTATCGCCGCAGCGCGCAAGTTGGCCAACGCAACCATTCCTAAAACGTATAGCGTAAGCACTCAAGAAGTCAAACACAATAAGCAACCTATACAACCGGAAATTAAGGCCTCCAGTGCCCATCCAGTGCCTCAGAATGAAGGCTCTTTGGATAATCTAATAGATACCATAGCACAAAAGATTGCGGCGTCCATTAGAACCGAGGTTGTCAGAGTCGTTAAAGAGTTAGAGCATGAGTTCAAAGTCTCGCGCAATAACCCTGAGTACGAGGCAAACGGCAAGTCTAAGCCCCGTGTTACTATTATTGGACTACGCGAAGATCAGATGTCAATGATTGAGCATGAATACGCCAATCGATACAACTTCAAGTTTCTTACGGCTGACGACGCCAAAGGCTCTATTGCAACTGACGCTGATGCGTATTTACTGATGAAAAATTTCATCTCGCATGCAGTTTTTGAGAAGTATCAAATCTATAAAAATCACGTCTTGATTGATGGGGGCATGACGGCGTTGCGGGGTTGGTTATCGACTAAAGGAGTTGAACTATGAGCATTCCCTTTGAGTACGTATACACGCCTTCAACCACGGATGTAACGATTCGTTGGCGTATCAAATATGGTTGGGTTCCTCCAACCGAGCAAGAGCACTTCAAAAAGAAATGGGCCGAGTTTAGAGCTCAATCTGCTCGAGGTATTGAGAGCCTTGAAGCACATGAAGACCCCATTAACGACAAAAAACACGACAACGCCGGAAGGATTCTTAAATGGAAGACCAAGTAAAAGAGCAGTATCATGAATGGATGAGCCTGCTTATCAAGACCAAAAATACGGACTTGCTTAGAGACCCTTACAATGTTTGGCTGGAAGCTTGGCACATTGCAACGCTTTTTGCAGAAAAAAAGACCCCCGTACTAGACGGGGGTAAAACCACAAGCTAGGTGCGAGAATTACCTAGGTTGTGGCGTTGCGGCGGGAGAAAGAGGAGACTCGCCGGTATAACCCTTATAAAGCTCGTATGCTAGAGGCGGAGCCGACATTAGAAGACCGGCACCTTTGGCAGCAGGATGGGGTAAGGTCATGAGTGCACCACCTGTGGCTGAGAGACCATGCATAACTGCGCCAGGTATATCACCACGTTGGCCAGCTTCATAGGCTTGTACGCCCTCGTAGCCAGCCATGCCACCACCAAGGGTACTACCTAGTGGAAAGTTTTTGACAGCGTAGCCAAGACGCTTCATAATGCTAGGCTGGTTCATCTCTTGCAGAATTTGAGCACGTTGGCCGGCTTTGGAAGCTGCAGTTTGTGTTGAGGTCAGACCCTTTTGCAACTGCTCAAGCTCCAACTTGGTTTGATTTAGAGCTTGACTTGCTTGCTCAAATTTGGCTTGTGCCTGCTGCAATTGAGTATACGCACGTTCCTGAACTGGAGATGTGAATTGGCCTGAGAACTCAGGCGCATTAGGCACAATCAAACCAGATCGAGCAGCTTTGAACTTTGCAGCCTCGCCTGTTTTCTCAAGTTCTTGTTGCAGACGATAGCCGCGAGTAGCTTCAGTAACCGACTCACCACCTGGGCCCATACTACCTACAACTTTACGTGACCATTTATCACCGGCAGCCTCGCCTGGTGTGGAGATTTCTGTAGGCAAATTATAGCGCGCGGCTTGTGCTCGAGCTTGGGACAGCTCACGTTGTGCATCATCCAATGCAATTTCCAATGACTGTTGCCGCGACAATAGATTTTGCATTTGCCGTGACGTA